TTCATGGAATAAATATTGTTGATGAACATATGAAAAATTGGACAGAAATTTATGATCGTATAATTGCAACTGGTTTGGCAGAAGGACATGAAAAATATAGACTTCTCAAGGATTCAAATTCAATGAATCCAAGAGGTGGAGTAGTTTCAACTGTTGTACTTACTGTTTTAACAAGTGCAATGAATCCCCAAATGGAATTTCATTTTTACGATGCTTTCCCAATTTCTCTTTCTGCACTTGATTTTGATAGTGCAAATACTGATTTAGAATATTTTACTGCTACTGTAGGATTTCGTTATACAAATTATGAAATAAAGAATCTATTAAACAACTAAAAAAATTATGACAATTGAAGACATTATGGAAATGTGGGGGGAGGACTCTCACATTGATGATAAAGATTTGGATAATGAATCATTGAAAATACCCAATCTACATCAAAAATACTTAAACATATATTCCAAAGAAAAACGTAAACTCAGTGATCTCAAAACTCATTGGAAAGTTCTTTTTCAACAACGTTGGGAAGTGGTTACTTCTAAGAACGGAAAAGCACCAGATCACAACATCAGAATATCCAAAACAGAATTAGAACGACATTACGTTGCAGCTGATGAATCATTGCAGAAAGCGGAGAAGATATTGAACGAACAAGAAGGAAAAGTGGATTATCTGAAATCGGTTCTTTCAATGATTGAGAATCGAAGTTTTCATATTAATAATGCAATCAGTTGGAGGAAATTTGTTGCAGGACTTGGGTGATCATGCAAATTTTAATGGAAAAAGAGAACGAGGTATATCTACGACTTTCTTGCGAGCCGGGAGTGAAGATGGAACTCAACCATTATTTCCGATTTCATCCAAAAGATTATCAATTCATGCCGATGTTCCGAAGAAGAAAATGGGATGGATATGTTTATCTTTACAACATGGACAATGGTAGAATATATTATGGATTAAAAAACAGAATACAACGTTTTGCGAGTGATAGAGAGTATAAACTTGTTGATCAAACAAATGATTCAATTGAACACATATCTAATGAAGATTATCTGAAGTTTCTTACATCATTTCCCTGTGAATATAAATTAAGAGATTATCAAAATACTGCAATTCGGCATTCGATTAATGAACGAAGATGTGTACTTCTCTCACCTACTGCATCAGGCAAATCTCTTATCATTTACTATCTGGTACGATATTATTTTCCACAAAAATCATTAATCATTGTACCAACACTTTCGTTAGTAAGTCAGATGTATTCTGATTTTGAATCGTATGCAGATAAAGGATTTGAAGTCGAAAATTTCGTCCACAAGATTTTTGGAGGACAGGAAAAAGTAACAGATAAACCAATTATAATTTCAACATGGCAATCCTTGTATGATTTGAAAAAGGATTTCTTCACAGATTTTGAATTGGTAATTGGAGATGAGGCCCATTTGTACAAAGCAAAGTCACTTACTAAAATAATGAAAAATTTGGAGAATGCACCTTACCGAATAGGAACAACTGGAACTCTTGATGATGTAGAAGTACATAAATTAATATTAGAGGGGTTGTTTGGTTCTACAAAAAAAGTAACAACCACTAAAGAACTCATAAAGAAGAAGACACTATCAACAATTGCAATACGGTGTCTTGTTCTTAAATATTCTGAAGATCCGGCCGCAAAAATTTCAAAATCGAATTATCAAGAAGAAATTGATTTTTTGGTGAGTCATCCTGAAAGAAATAAGTATATATGTAACCTAGTGAAAGGACTTACTGGAAACACGTTGGTCTTATTTCAATTAATAGAGAAACATGGTAACATTTTACATTCAATGCTGGAAGAAATAATTGATTCTTCTAGAAAAATCTTTTTTGTTTATGGAGGAACAGATGCAGATTCAAGAGAAAAAGTCAGAGAACTTGTCGAGAAGGAAAAGGATGCTATTATATGTGCAAGCTATGGCGTATACAGTACCGGCATCAACATTAGGAATCTTCATAACATTGTTTTCGCTTCTCCTTCTAAGAGCCGTATTAGAAATTTACAATCAATAGGTAGGGGATTGAGAAGATCGGAAACAAAAGAGGCTGCAACTCTTTATGATATTTCTGATGATTTGAGTTATAAAGGTAAAAAGAACTATACATTAAATCATTTTATGGAACGAGTGAAGATCTACACAAGTGAACACTTTCCATATCATATCTATACTATTCCTATCCAAACCGTCACAGACTCATTATAACAATTTTTAGACAAAAAGTCAAGTTTTTTATTTTTTTTATTTTTTAACTTGACAAATACAATAAAATTTGGTATACTTATACAATGAACCTAGAAAAGAAAGGAAGGTGATTGTGGCCCGAAAAAAACAACATTATGTTGATAATGAAAAATTTCTGGTAGTAATGTCAGATTATCGTGAAGAATATTTACAAGCAAAAGACAACGATACCGAATTGCCTGTAATACCAGATTATGCAGGAGAATGTTTCCTTAAAATAGCAGAGAGATTGTCCCATAGACCAAATTTTATAAACTATGCATTTAGAGAAGAAATGGTAAGTGATGGGATAGAAAATAGTGTTATGTACGCAAGTAATTTCAATCCAGAAAAATCAAAAAATCCATTTGCATATTTTACTCAAATCATATATTTTGCTTTTTTGCGAAGAATAGAAAAAGAGAAAAAACAATTATATATTAAGTACAAAACGATGGAAGAATATAGTTCTTTAGAAGACCATGTGGATATGGGAGAAATGAGTTCGGAAGATTCAATGGCCGTTTCTGCTGGTGCATCACCTTTGACGGCTGATAAACGAGCTTCTATTCAAGAGTTCATATTTGCATTTGAAGAGAAGAAACGAAAGAAGAAGAAACCAAAACCTGCCAAAGAAGATGATAATGTCGTTTCATTTTCTCCCCTAACATTTTACATAGACAAAGCCACGCATGAAAATTGCATTAATAACTGATACTCATTTTGGAGCAAGAAATGATAGTCTGATTTTCTCAGATTTTTTCCATAAGTTTTATGAAAATGTATTCTTTCCTACTCTGAAAGAAAGAGGTATCACCGATGTAATACATTTGGGTGATGTGGTTGATAGACGGAAGTTCATCAACTATAAAACTCTGAATTCCATGAAGGAGATATTATTCATTCCTCTCAAGGAAATGGGCGGTAATATCAAAATCATTGTTGGTAATCACGACATTTATTACAAGAATACTCTTGCAGTAAATTCGATGACAGAACTAACAAAAGGAATGCCCCACGTTACTGTCTATGACAAACCCACCGAAGTTTCTTTGACGGATGATCACAAAGTTTTATTTGTGCCTTGGATATGTGATGACAATGAAGAGAAAACAAAAGAACTTATCGAAAAGACACGAACTAAGGTTGCATTCGGTCATCTTCATTTGGTGGGAATTGAACAGAATAAAGGTTCTTACAGTATAGATGGATATTCATCATCTATGTACAAAGCATTTCAACGAGTATTTTCTGGACACTTTCATCATCGTTCCACTACAGGAAATATTACTTATCTAGGAAATCCATACGAAATTACATGGAGTGATTATAATGATCCAAGAGGATTTCATATTTACGATACTGAAACAATGGAAGTGGAATTCATTCCAAATCCATATTCGATGTTTTATAAGATTTATTATAATGATGAAAAAAATGATTATGGCGATTTATCAAAATATGAAAATTGTTATGTAAAAATTATAATTGAGAATAGAAACAACTCCTATCTATTTCAAATTTTAATGGACAAGTTGGTAGATGTTGGAGTTGGTCATATTTCAGTAGTGGACAATCTCTTTGATATTGAAGACATGGGAGATGATATAGAGAATATGGAAGATGTAGAAGATACGATGAGTGTTATTAAGAGTTGTGTCGAAAGTTTACAGATTGAAAATAAAGAATCGTTGAATTTATTGATGCAAGACCTTTATAACGAGGCCCTTACGGTGGAGACAATATAATGCCAACTAGACAAGAACGAAGACGCCAAGAGAGATTAGCAAAGAAACAACCAAAGA